TGATCAGAAAAGGTTCGTATTTGTACATGTGATAGTAGTATGACGTTCATCTTCTTGGCAACAGAAAGCGCTTCCAGGTTTCTTAAGATTCTTGCGAACAGCTCATAGCTCTCCGTGAACCCCTTACCAAAACCCAAAGCTTCAATGGTTTTTATATTGTGGTTTTCTTTAACCTGTTCCTGACACAGTCTTTCGGCAAAGTCGGTGGTGTCCAGAATAACCGTTTTAAAATTATGCTCTTCAGTGCTCAGAGTTTTAACCTGTTCCATGATGTCGTTATAGGTTTCACAAACCGGGAAGTGAGGGGTGTCAATAAAACGTAAGCCGTCCTCTGCACAAATAAAGATAGGCTTGGGGGCGCCCGCGCCAAAGGTGCTTTTACCGATGCCGTCAGTGCCGGTTATATTCATTCTCACTTGCGTGTATGCGGCTTGATTATTGATTTTATCCATTAGACTCATGCAGACCCTCCTTTTCCACAATTCGTGGAGACTTTGATATTTTAGTGATTGCGCCTTTTTGTAAAAGTTCCGCGTGTTGCGGATAATCCATACAATAGCTTTTGAAATCTTTTATGCCTAAAACTTCTTTGGTTTTAAACGGCCATGCACTGGCTGGTATGCTGTCTTTAATAGAACCCAGGTATTCCTGATCCCAGTCGATGCTTTTTGAAAAGGATATATTAAATCCGTTCTGTGTTGACGAACCCCCTTTGTTTGAAAGGCTTTCAACATCTATCCCTAGATCGGGATGGTTTAATATCTCATTGGTGTTTGCTTTAATTTGTCGATCAAGATCAGCTTTGAGGGCTAATAATTCTCTGCGCTTTGATCGCAGCGCTGTGATGTCTTGCATGATTCTTCTCCCAAAGAATAAAACTAACTTTAACTAACTACGGCACTAAGAATAATCTCTTGCAATTTAGATGTCAAGGAATTATTATTCTATTTTTCAAGAAAAATTTTATACATATATGGGAGAATCAAATGGCTAGTATTAGAATTACACTATCCGAATATATACAAGACGTAGGAATCGAGGCCGTGGCTAAAGACCTGGGCACCTCCGAGTCCACCGTTAAGGCATGGAGATATTATGCGCGAGCACCGCGTGTTAAGCAAGCGAAACAGCTTATGAAACATTCAAAGGGGATCCTTAACTGGGATTCCATTTACGGATCACCTGAAGATTTAGATTCAGATCGAGCCGTTCGTCAAAAAGCAGATGTTGCTTAAAGGAAGTCTTTATGAGTTTGATTCTGAATGCGAATCAGACGTGGGAGAAAATCAGTAAGGACGTTAAAGATGAAATGCTCGACAGTTATTGGGAGCATGGATTCCATTTAATACCTTGCGGTTCGAAAGACGAATACATACCAGAGTATTTTCGTAAACGCCACACGTTTGACACCGAAGAAGAGATAAAGGCACGCTGGGCTAAAGCGCCCAGAGTGAAGTGGGAGCCGTTTCAGCGCACCCAGCCCACCCGTCGACAGATGAACGAGTGGCTACAAAAGTTTCCGCTCTCCAATTGGGCAGCACTCACCGGAATTAATTTTGTGGTCCTCGATGCTGATTCACAAGAGGCGGTTGAGTTTATCGAAAGTAAAAAAATTACCGGTACTCCATTAAAGCAGATGACTCCCAGAGGTGGGATGCATTTCTTTTATAGTATTAATCCAGGCTTAGAGGTTCGTAATTCGGCAGGCCAGAATAAGCTCGACATCCGAGGCACTGGCGGCTATGTCATGTTGTGTCCCTCTCACGATTACTTTTTTATAAACGACAGCCACACCTCAATTAGTGACATCGATGAACTGCCGTGCTTACAACCCGAAGACCTACAAAGAATCGCCGAGTTTAACAATGTTGGTCACACCCAGAATGTTGTCTCCGGAAAACTTGATAGCGTCGGCACCGACATTGGTACTCGTAACGACAAGTTGGCACGACTGGTCGGGAAGTGGATCAAGGAAGGGTGGGGTCAACGAGACATATTAATTAAAGCCCAGGATTGGAATCAAACCAATATCCCGCCGATGTCACCCATGGAGGTGACCACGACCACGATGTCGATTGTTAACGGCCATATAAAAAGACACCCCGAAGACGTGGAGATGGGAATGCTCCGATGGGAAACCAGTAAGTGGGAAGTGCATTTGGAAGACGAGCAGAAGGAAATATTAAAACAGGAAGACCCGATTGAGAACCTGGCAGAAGAGAAACCCGAACGAGGTCCTCTGGGGTTGATGCCATGGAAGGACTTTAGCGCACTGGACATTGAAACCCCGACCGAGTATTGGGGGGATAAGTTTATCTTTCAACAAGCCAGAGTGTTAATGATCGGTAAACCCAAGATTGGTAAGTCGCATTGGCTGGGCGCGTTCGCGACAGCAGCATCAACGGGTACCGAGTTTATGGGCAAGTCTTTTCCCAGACCATTAAGGGTGATGTGGTTACAAGCAGAAATCATTGAAGCCTACATCACCGAGCGGGTGAACTTGTACCTCACGCCCTATGAAGAACAACCCGAATACGTTGAGTCGTTGGGCGAGAACCTCATTGTCAGCGGGCGCTTGCGTAAAAACCTACTGAAAGACAGCGACATTGATATGGTCAGTGAAGAAATCGCCTTTCATCAACCCGACATTGTGATGTTGGATCCGTTCATTAACTTCTTTGATGGTGAGGAGAACTCCAACGCGGACATTCATAAGCTCCTGGGTCGAGTGGATCGACTCATTGAGTTGCACAACGTGTGCTTCATCATTGCCCATCACACGGGCAAGGATCGACAGGACGACATGAGTTTCATGTCAGCTCGTGGGGGCAGTGTGTTCGCCGGGTGGTTTGACTCAGGCATTAAGTTACTCGGTGATAAGCCGAACGTGACGCTGTTCTATGAGGCTCGGAATGCGAGAGAGCCGGAAAGTCATGGTGCCTACTTTAACTTTGACACAGGCCTTTGGAACATCGTTGACTTTGATGCGGAAAAACAGGTCGATGAGGTCGATATCGCGCACACGGTGGCAAACTCAATGGACAAAACAAAATTTTATACACGCGCAGAACTGGAATTACAGGCACGCAAAGGCTTAAAGGACCGAGGGCTACCCAGCGGGGTGGGCAAAGGTAAAGCTGCTGTGAGTTATGTGCAAAAATATTTGGGTGGGCGCGTGCTAACCCATGCAATTCCGGGCAAGCAAACATGGCATTGGCTGGTTAGTAACGAAGGGGTAAAACCCTGGGAGGAAGAATGAAACAAATGAGCCGAGGAGAAATGTTTGCGCGTTTAGGAACGGCTCGTTTTGAGCCGGGGGAAATAACTCCCCCGGTTTTTATTAAGGGAGAAAAAGAATGAATGTAGAAAGCGTAGAAGAACTTGTATCAAGCTCCTACTATTTTAAAAAAATGGATGTTTTGAAAAAACTAGACAAGTTAAACAAGGTTGGTATGGATGATTATAATGTAGCTAGAATTTTAAAAATGGATATTCGCACTATAAAAGGGTTTCGTAAAGGTCGAAAACTTCAAGAAGGTTCTTTTTTTAAACTCTCAAACGGTGTTGATGAGATTAAGAAACAACTTGAAAAATTGGAGGAGATAGAATGAAAGCATTGGGCGTATTTGTATTTTTATCCGGGCTTTTGATGGTTGCCAGTGGTCTAGTGTTTATAGACCTGGCATCAATGGTACTCAAGGGCGACCTCTACACACTCAGCGTGTTAGGGTTCTTTAATAACATGTTCTCACTGAACCCGTCAACGGCTACCGTGCAAACGGTACTCAGCGGGTTGTTTATATTGATGGGGTGCTTTATTTGTTTTGGCGGGGCGATCATGATACGAGTTAAAAGAATTGAGGGAACGATTGATCCCGACCTCATACCGAACTACGAGAGAGTCGGTAAGGGTAGGGTGTTCGGTAATTTCATCGCGTTTCCCACCCAGATGGCGCGAGCGACTTACAACAAAGCAGTGAAGTTGGGTATTGTGAATGGCAAGGTATGGCGAAATTAAAGGTAGTGCCGTTGACTCTGCAAGAAGCAAATGACTATGTGTATGATCATCATCGTCACAACAAACCCGTGACAGGCCATCGCTTTTCAATCGGTGCGATCCTGGACGAGGGAGATATTCTCGGCGTTGCTATCGTGGGGCGCCCAGTCGCAAGAGCATTGAACGATCAGGTCACAGCTGAAATCAGTCGAGTGTGCACAGCCGATCTATGGTCGTTGTTGGCGCATTTGGCAGCAAATGGGTGGTGAGAGAATGATTACCTATACATTGGCAACAGAGCCTGGTTCGTCATTAAAAGGCGCAGGATGGAAGGTTATGGCTACGACAAGGAAAAGAAAAAAGGAACACTTATGGAACACGAGAAAGCCGAAACACAAAGGTTATGTTTCCGAGCGAAGAGAACAAGAGGCGGATGGGCAAATAAAGATTAGATGGGAAGTATGGAAGTGATTAAGATTCTGCAAGGAAACTGCTTAGAAGTGCTGAAAGATTTGCCAGAGCAATCAGTTAATACTTGTATCACTTCTCCTCCTTATTGGGGATTGCGTGATTACCAAACTGCTGAATGGGAAGGTGGTGATGAGAACTGCGAACACACCATAAGTCATTACAGCGATAACCTGAAGCCTGAGGTTGACAGACCATTCAGAGGCAATCGTTCTGCCTGTATAAAATGCGGTGCAATCAGAAAAGACAGTCAGCTTGGGTTAGAAGATACACCAGAAGAATTTGTAGAAAACTTGGTCAGTGTGTTCAGAGAAGTAAAGCGAGTGTTACGAGATGATGGAACTGTCTGGCTAAATCTTGGCGATAGTTATTCAAGCGGTGGCAGAACCACAACAACCAACCAGACATTGCGTGGCGATAAAGATTATGGGGTGACAAGACCAAAGCCAAGCAAGGGGATAAAGCCTAAAGATTTGGTTGGAATCCCCTGGCGAGTGGCTTTTGCTTTACAATCTGATGGCTGGTATCTCAGACAAGACATTATCTGGCATAAGCCAGCGCCGATGCCGGAGAGTGTCAAAGATCGCTGCACTAAAGCACATGAATACATTTTTTTATTGAGTAAAAATAAAAAGTATTACTTTGATAATGAAGCGATCCGTGAGCCAATAAAGCCTACAACAACTGGGAAAGCATCTGTTCGTGAGTCTGGAGACTCAAAGACGAGAAGTAAGGAGCATTGGGGAATACCACATCAACCTAAAAACGTAATTCGTGAATACAAAGAAATTAAAGGTGCTAATAAACGCTCAGTCTGGACTGTACCTACAAAACCTTTTAGGGACGCACATTTTGCAACCTTTCCACCTGACTTAATTAAACCGTGTGTTCTTGCTGGGTGTCCAGAGGGTGGTACTGTGCTTGATCCTTTTGGCGGTGCTGGCACGACGGGATTGGTGGCACAACAACACAATCGGAACTGCATTTTAATTGAGCTGAACCCAGAGTATGCACAGATAGCAAGAGATCGACTTTATAATGACGCGCCGTTGTTTGTGGATGTGAAAAGTGAAGTATGGAAAAATTAAGAACATTGGACTTATTCAGCGGAATAGGAGGGTTCACCCTTGGTCTAGACTCAACGGGCTACTTTGAAACGGTGGCTTTTTGTGAGATCGAGGCATTTCCGTGTAAGGTATTAAATAAACATTGGCCGGAAGTGCCGATATATAACGACGTAAAGGAGTTAAGTTATGAAAAATTATATGCAGACGGAATTATTTCAAGACGACGAGGCATTGACGTTATCTGTGGAGGATACCCGTGTCAGCCGTTTTCAGTTGCAGGACGTCAAGGAGGCGAAGACGATCCAAGACATCTCTGGCCGGAATATTTTAGACTCGTTAGAGAATTGCGTCCGCATTACGCGATTGGAGAGAACGTGGGCGGACATCTTCGACTCGGTTTGGATACCGTACTCGAAGACCTGGACAGTGAGAACTACACCGTCAGGTGCTTTAGTGTTGAAGCAGCGAGCCTCGGTGCCCCGCACCGACGTGAAAGAATCTTCTGGATCGCAGACAATATGGCCAACCGTCACCCAGGATTCGGCGAGCTCGCGGACGAAGAAATACAAACAGGGCGGTACGCCCTTAACGGTAGCGGTTCAGCCCCTATGGCTGACTCCGTCAGCGACGAACATCGATTCGAGATCGGAGGAAGCTCTGGATTATCGGAAAGCCTATCGAGAAAGCATCGGCAGGAAAACAGTGCCTCCGGGGAACCTATCGAAACAGGTGCAATACGGCGAACCGACAACGGACATGTTTCCGACGCCCAGCTCAAGAGATTGGAAGGGCGGTCACGGGACAATCATGGAGGAGGGCGGGAAGTATTATCGGGTATCGAACACGACGGGCACGCGGTACGGCGCCAGGCTAGACGCACAGGTGGAGAAGATGGAGGAACAACAAATGATGTTCCCGACACCGACAGCAAGCGACGTGGAGGGCGGGATCTCTCAGGACGTCGAGCTGAACAATGGGAGCTTCTCAAGACGGAACAAGAAGGGCGAGCGTTGGGGCGTGAAGCTGAGAGATGCAGCGAACTACCTGGACAAGAAGGAGAAGACTCAGCCCCAGATGTGGCCGACACCGACGACTCAAGAGATAGAACACCCAGACGCAGAACTAACGGAAACAGGGAGAAGACTATCGAGGGATGGCAACGGACGCTTGCCGAGCAATTCACTGCCCGACAAGGTGCGCAGCGAAGTGAAGAAGAGCGAAGAGAAACTACATTTGAATCCTACCTGGGTGGAGGGAATGATGGGGTTTCCGCATGGCTGGACGGATCTTGGGAACGAGGAATCCCCAGAGTAGCGCCGAGTAATAAATTGCGGGTGCCTCGATTAAAAGCATTGGGAAATGCGGTGCTTCCGCAGTTGGTTTATATGGTGGGCATGACAATCGTTTTGTCTACTATGCGTAGTGAGAATGAGGAAGAATCGGGTGGTTAAAATAGGGTCAAAATGGGGCAAAACACATGGTATGGCTACTTTGCGTGACTCGTACCATGTGCCTCTGAAACCCCTATATAATAAGGAAAGTATACATGGTACGGGGGTATGATTGTACTATGCCATACCGCCGTACTGCCACCTCTACAGCCCCCGTGGAATATAGATGGTACGGCGGTACGGTGGTACGCTCTCCTAAAGGAGAGAGGAAAGAGTTGTATAACACAATCTCCCCTCTACCGCTCTGCCTTGGACAGCGTTGAAAAAAAGAAAGAGATACGAAAAGTATAATGGAAGGAGAACTAATGAAGAAGAAAATTACAAAGAAGCAGAGAGCGTTTATTGATTTGTATGTGTTTGAAGATTTGGGTCAGGGCGAGTGTGCGTTCAGAGCCGGGTATAAGAACCCGGATATCATTGCGCACCGGTTATTGAATGATCCACAATATGAGCATGTGCAGAATAAGGTGCAGCAGTTGCAGGACCGACAGAGGCAGAAGTACGAGATTACGTTTGAGAAGGTGGCTGAAGATTTGAAGAAGATCAGGGATGCGGCTATGGATGACGGTGTGTTCGG